GCATGATGCGGTCATGGTTGTAGTAAAAGAAGAGGAGCAAGAAGAGGCGGTAGCATATGTAGAAGAGTGCATGAAGTGGCGGCCGTCCTGGGCATTAACATTACCCCTTGCTTGTGAACTAGGTGTTGGTAAATCTTATGGAGAATGTTGATGATTGAAAAACTAATTGAACCCCAAGCTTTAGATAACGATATTGCGGTAATGAAGATAATGCAGTTGATGGGGCAGTTAACCCCTAACGACATTGAGTATGTTTTAAAAGCAACCAAGCAAGTCTACGACGCTATTGCACTTGGAAGTTTATATGAAGATTTATGAAGCTCTTATTGCTGTTACTGTGATGTGTTTAATTATGTATTTTGCAGCATTTTATGGGCGTAACGAATCTAAAGTATACGCATGCTCTGAAGTTGGCTATCCAGTAGCGGTTGATGTACCTAAAGAAGTTATTGAAATATGTAGAAAGGCAAAAAAATGGCAATGAAACCAAAACTAGCACCAAAAAGAAAAACAACTGTTGAAGATACGCTCGGTATTAGCGTACAAATTATTAAGGAAAACGAAGATGGCTCCGCCGATGCTCAGGTTAAGTTTAATAAAGAAGGACTTGGAACACTTGTACAGTGGGGTATTGTTGCTATGCTTGCCGCAGCAGTTGATGAATACCGAGTTAGACCCGAGGAAAGTGGCGAAGCTGTTAGTAAGCGCACTAGACCAACCAAAACCAAGCCTGTGGCAAAAAAGAAAGCGAGTAAAAAATGACCGCTAAAATCCTGCCCTTTACGGGCGAGACAACTGAAGATATCGACGCCGACACCGTATTAGAAAACAATAAAGGTGAGTATGAGTGCGTTGTTATTGTTGGCTACACTAAGATGGGCGCTGAGCGTTTAGTATCTAGCACGGGCGACTCTGCTCTTATGGTGTGGTTACTAGAACGGGCTAAGAAAACAATACTTGAACACGCTGACTTGGACGACGATGAATGGGAACATTAATGGACTATGCTGAGTTCTTATTAGATATACGCAAAAACCTAAAAGATTTTGAAGATTGTATGTTAGAAAGAAAGTTTAAAGACGCCCAACTGTATGCAGAGTACGCATTGGTTGAAGCTCGACTGTTGTGTTTAATAGCTAAAGAAAGCAATTCATGAGTATTACTTGGTCATATTCCTCGCTTGGGTTGTTTCAACAATGTCCTAAAAAATACTACCATCTAAGGGTAATCAAGGATATCAAAGAGCCTACAACTGAAGCTATCATATATGGCAAGGCAGTTCACGAAGCGGCTGAGCATTACATAGGAAAAGGTACACCAATACCTGAGAAGTTTTCTTATATGACTCCAATATTGGATGTGCTTAACGCTATACCAGGTGAGAAGCTAGTCGAATATAAGATGGGATTGACCAAGGATTTAGCACCTTGTGGCTTCTTTGATAAGGAAGTTTGGTTTAGAGGTGTAGGAGATTTAGTTATTGTAGAGGGGGACTTAGCCCACGTAGTTGATTACAAGACAGGAAAGTCTAGTCAGTATGCGGATACTAAACAGTTGGAGTTGATGTCATTGGCGTTGTTCAAACACTTCCCTGATATTGAAAGAGTAAAAGCAGGTCTAGCGTTTGTAGTATGTAACGACTTTATTAAGGCTAAATACAACAAGAAGGACGAAAGTATTTATTGGTTGCGTTGGAAGCAGGAAACAGATCAATTAGAAAAAGCGTATGAAAACGATCTGTGGAATCCAAAACCTAACTTTACTTGTAGGAAATTTTGCTCCGTATTGGAGTGCGAACATAATGGAAGAGGGGATTACAGATGAAATCACAAGAACCAATGGCATTTCCAAGTGAAAATGTTGAGACGTCATACTATAACTGGATAGAACAAGGCATGACTTTGAGAGATTATTTTGCGGCTAAAACTATGCCATCACTTGTAAAAACATTTGAAAACTACGTAACAAAACCCGATGAGGTAGCTAAATTAGCTTACCAATACGCAGATGCAATGATAAAAGCGAGAGAAGAATGAATGATGAAGACTTGAGAGATTGCTTTGCAATGTTTGCTATGCTTGGGTGGACTATGAACGGAGACTACACCAAAGAAGAAATACCCCGCTTGTCTTACGATTTAGCGGAAGCAATGATTGAACAGAGAAACAAACAAGAAGTTGGCATAGTTGCGGCTAAGCCTAGGAGAAAGAAGAGTGCCTAGAGGTAGACCAAGAAAGTATCTACGCTTTGACGAGATAGTACTAGAAACTCTTAGACTCTTGCCGCCGACTGTAACTGAATTTGGAAAGCTAACTGAATATGCTCCTGTATCTAATTTACGACGAGAACCAAGAGTTGATGCGTCAGGTCTCAAGGCGAGAAGAAGCACGGGCGCTCGTAAGTGGGAGAGTTGGGTGGACGTTCAAACAATTACGTTCGAAGAAGAAGTTGGTAGATTTATCAAAATTTGAGGATGCACTGATATGAAAACAAGATTATACGAAGCAAAGTTTGTATCTTACAGACCAGAACCAGACGAATTTAAAATGGCTAAAAGCAAGATACCTCCAGTATTTAAACCGTATGTGGATAAACCGCACCCACAAGCACAACGCCTTAACGAGGCATTAAGAAAATGACAGACCCAGTAAACCACCCCGTTCACTACACCGACCACCCATCGGGTATAGAGTGCATACAGATTACTGAACATATGAATTTCAACCTTGGCAATGCCATTAAATATGTGTGGCGGGCTGGATTGAAGGGCAAGCATTTAGAAGACTTAAAGAAAGCGGTGTGGTACATCAACCGTGAGATAGCTAGATTGGAGAAACAAAGTGGGCGATAAAAGAGTAATAACAATCAAACCATACAACCCTGAGTGGTATCCACCGTGCTTTGAAAGCAGAGTTCAGTATCAAGACTATATGTGGCAATCGCATAGGACTAACCAACCACATGATCCTATGAACCACTGCTTAGACTGTACTCGTGAATATAAGATAGAGATGCTTAAACAAAAAAGATGTGAGCATCCTGAGACTATATTTGTAGTATGGAAAAGCTCCCATAAGAGAGACAAACCAATAGGATCTATTCTAGATGAACCAGATATTCTAGGCATATCAAACAACAGTAAATTTTGGGAAACCCCCGCATACGATCACGTCCCTGGCAAACCGAAGGAGCCACCCCCATGTCTTTAGAACCAATCCCATTTGCAGGCATGGTAGAAACTGACCCAGAGATAGCGTATCTAGATGCTATTGTTGCGGAAATGTACGGCAAAAACCCCGAAAATATGCCAAAATACATAGTATTAGGAGATGGAAGTCTCTACATTTTTCATAAAGAGGAAGACCGCTATGCCTTACGTGAACAAACCACGCCCGTACAAGAAAGAATACCAGCAACAGAAAGCTCGGGGGGAGCAGCCAGCCCGCAACGCACGGGAGAAAGCCCGCTATGCGATGGACAAGAAGGGCATAGACCGAACGGGGAAGGATATTGACCATGTCATTCCCTTATCAAAAGGCGGTACAAATGCGGCAGGCAACCTTAAACTCAAGTCGCCTAGCTCCAACCGTTCGTTTAGCCGAAACTCAGACCACACAGTCAAACAAAACAAGCCAAAAAATGGCAAAAAATGATGTATATAAGTGGCCTGGGGTATACCCCCCAATGGAGCATCAAAAAGAAACATCAATATTTTTAGCAACGAACCAAAGAGCCTTCTGCTTTAACGAGCAAGGCACAGGCAAAACAGCATCAGCAATATGGGCAGCCGACTGCCTACTAGAACAGGAAGTTATAAACCGAGTTCTTATTATTTGCCCGCTATCTATTATGCAATCCGCATGGCAAGCCGACTTGTTTAAGTTTGCAGTTCATCGCCGAGTCAATATTGCGTATGGAGATAGAGAGAAACGCAAAGCAGTTATTAGAGGCAGCGCCGAGTTTGTCATCATTAACTATGACGGCATTGAGATTGTACGCAACGAAATTGCTGAAGGTGGCTTTGATCTAATCGTAGTTGACGAAGCTAATGCTTATAAGACAATTACCACACAGCGCTGGAAAACACTTAATTCTTTAATAACACCAGACACATGGCTGTGGATGATGACGGGAACACCAGCCGCCCAAAACCCAACAGATGCTTACGGCTTAGCTAAGATGTGCGTAGCTCACCGAGTGCCTAAATTCTTTGGTAAGTTTA